ATAAATATGGGCATTGAAGCAGCAGTAGCAGGAGCAGTAGTTGGCGGTGTAATGCAAAACAGAGCAGCCAAGACACAGGCTGCAGCAATGAACGCGCAGTCAGCAGCACAGATGGAACAAGCTCGTTTATCTGCTGAAGAAGCTCGGTTTAGACCAGTAGGTATTACTACTCGGTTTGGTTCTGCTACTCCTCAGTTTACTGGTGGTAGGTTAACTGGTTACGACTACCAAGCTTCTCCTGAACTATCAGCCTTACAAGATCAATTAAGTAGAATATACGGTTCTAGTCTTGGACAAGCTGAACAAGCTGCTGCGTTCCAACCACAGTTTGAACAAGCTGCTCAAGGACTGTTTGCTTTAGGTCAAGCTGAGTTACCACAAAGCAGAGAACAGATTATGGCAGAGCAACAGGCTTTGTTACGTCCTTATGATATTGAAGAAGAACAACGACTAGCTGCTGGTGTATTTGGTCGTGGTCGAGGAGGACTTAGTGTTGGTGCTGGCGGACAACCAGAGTTACAGGCGCTTGCTGAAGCTCGTAGACGTAGAGACTTACAGTTATCTGCTAACGTAAACCAAGAGTTTATGAACAGAGCAGGTCAAGCTGCTGGTTTGTTTGGTACTGGTGCAGGTCTACTGGGTCAAGGTTACCAGACACAACAAGCTGCATTAGCTCCTTTCCAGAGCACGTTCCAGGCGCAACAAGCACTGGAAGAAGAGGCTAGAAGACCTATGGACATTGGTTCAGCGTTAGGTGCTAAAGCATCTACAGCAGGAGCAACAGCAGGTCAGATGATGATGGCTGGTCAACAGGCTGCAGGTGCTCTACAGCAACAAGCTGCATCAGCTAAAGCTGCACAGTTAGCTGGTATGGGTCAAGGTATTGCTGGTCTAGGTCAGCAGTACTACCAGCAACAACGCTACGATGAAACACTAGATAAGATATTAGGAGCCGGTCAATCACCTAGTTTTAGAATACCAGGAATAGGAGGTACTTTATAATGGCTAGTTCAATTGCATCTTTATTTGGTCCTTCTGCTGAAGAGATTGTATACGCACAGCAACAACAGGACATGGCAAGAAGACAGGCAGCAGAGCAGCAAGGTATGGCTATGCAGTCTAGTCCTTTAGCACAACAGTTCTATCAGTCTGGTCTAAACATAACTAAAGGTCTTGGTGCTTTATTTGGTGACGCTCCTATGGCTGATCCTAGATTAGCTAAAAACATCCAACTAAGAAAAATACTAGGTAGCACAAATGTAGATGATCTAAATGATGCTAGTAAAGTATCTGCATTATCTTCTAGTCTTGGTAAAGCAGGACTAACACAAGAGGCTTTGTACTTTGCTGATCGAGCTAAAGACTTAAAGGCTTATGAATTAGAGTTAGCTACAGCACTTGAGCCAGTATTAATATCTGAAGTAGTTACTAAAGATGGAAGAGCAGTTGGTCGAAACAAATATAATCAGTATTTTACTTTAGATGATATGAAACCAGTAGATCCAGGTTCTTTACAGAGCGTTCGTCTTTATGAAAAAGACATAGCAGCAGGAGCTAAAGAACCATCAGTTGCGTCACAAGTATCTATTGAACAATCTTTCTTAGCTGATACTGATTTGGATAAGGAAACAAAAAAAAGAGCAGCTAATTATTTAGATCAACAAGCAGTTATTATATCAAGAGAACCTGCTTTTAAAGGAGCTACTAAAGAACAAGCATTAGCTGAAGCCTATAGAAGAGCATTAGAAGAAGGGGTTATTAGTAAAAAAGAACCAAATGCTTTAGATGCTCTTACTGGAGCTACCAGTTCTCAAAGAAGAGATTTTCCATTTAGACAAGATTGGGAGTTTAATCCTCCGTCTCCTCTTGCTCCTACCACAGTAAATGAAGATGGAGCAGTTGTACGAAGAGACTTTACACAAGTAGGTACTAAATGAAAACACAAGAGATAACATTACCTGACGGTTCTATTGGTGTATTCAGAGCAGATCAACCTGACTCAGAAATTAAAAGCATAATTAAAAAAGAGTTTCCTGATGCTTATGAACAAGAGACATCTACCTTACGTCAATTAGGTTATGGGTTTGCTTCTTCTAGGTCTGACTTAGGAAATCTTGGTGACATCATAGAAAGCTATATACCTACGGGTAGATTCTTTAACCCTACTGAAACGTATGGCGAAGAGTTTATGCAGATGGAGCCAGGATCACAAGAACGCAGAGACTTCCTAACTAAGCGTAGACTAGATATGGTTAATAAAGAATACGCTGATGTTGTAGCTGCTAACGAAACAGATACTTTGTCTGCTAAGATAGGAAACTTTGGTGGTGCTATTGCTTCACCTACAACACTTATACCTATTGGTCAAGGTTACAAAGCAGTGGCTGGCGTGTCTGCATTACTTGGTGCTGAGTATGACATACTCGATCAATACATGAGGACAGGCGAGGTTGATCCAGTACAAACAGCTAAAGTTGCTGGTTTATCTGGAGTAGGCGGTACAGCTACAATCTGGGGTGGTAGACAGATAGGTAAAGTCTACAACAAACTAAAAAATAAACAAGGTAACGCTAGTCCTTTAGAAGTTAAAGAAGCAGAAGAGATAGCAGACAGGGTTAACGATTTAGCTTTTAAAGCCAGGGCAGAAGGAGTAGCAGACGATGCGCTTCCTGATTATATAAAAGAGAACAGTGATTTAGATGCTGAAGACATTGCGATGTCGTTCATGATATCTGACGTTCGTCCTATTATACCTACATTGGCTGAAGTAAAAGTAGCACAAGCGATTGGTGACAATGGTTTAGACACCGTTAACAGGCTTAACAGTGGGATACTACAAGATGTATGGGCTCCTATTGCGGATAGATTAGAAGCAGTGTCTCCTCGTTTAGCTACACGACTAAGAGAAGTTGATTTACAGTTTCATATGAAGAGCAATGAAAGAGCACAACGTGCTAAACCTTTTATGCAGATTTATAGTAAGTTAAATGCTGGTGACAAAAGGACTATGAAGGGTTACTTATTAAACGGTGACTTTAACGCTGCTCGTAAAATGTTTAGTAAGGTAGAAGGTGGTGAGGAATCATTTAAAGAAGTTACTAAGTTGTTAGATGAGATGCACTATGACTTAGTAAGCGCAGGTTATAAAACATTACCTAAGCTATATAATTATTTTCCTAGAAAAGTAAGAGATGTAAAGGCATTAAGAAAATCTTTAGGTGTAGAAGCCACAAACATTTTTGAAAGAGCAATAGCTAAAAGAAAAAAAGAATTAAAGATTAGTCAGAAAGGTAGTCTTCCTGATGCAGAAGAAGTTAGGATACTAAACGAAGTAGCAAGAGGAAGGTTAGGTTCTACTGATGCTGTTGGAGGAGTAAGATTCGGACAGAAGAGAGTAATTGAAAACATAAGAGATGACCAGCTAGATTTATATGCTGACCCTTTAGAGGGATTAACAAGTTACATAAGGTCGGCTACTAACAACGCAGAGAAAAGACGTTTCTTTGGCGGGGCTGGTAAAACATTGACTAATGATGTGTTAGATATTGAAGAATCAGTAGGCTCTATTGTACAAAAAGAACTAAAAAACATTCCCGAAGGTGAAGCAGATACAGTAAGAAACATATTAAACGCAAGGTTTACTACTGGAGAAATGTCTGCTAGTAAAACAATACAGACTTTAAGGTCTTTAACTTATCTAACTAAACTAGCTAATCCCTTTTCGGCTGCGACACAGGCAGCAGATTTGTCTGCGTCTGTATGGATAAACGGTTTAGGGAACTCTGTTCAATCTTTACTTGGTCCAGGAGCAAGAAGAGTCAGTATGCAAAAACTCGGTCTTGATCAGGTAATGGCTGAAGAGTTTAGCAATGAAAAAGTATTAGCTAAAACTCTAAACGCTTTCTTTACTGCGTCTGGTTTTAGAGGAATAGATAGGTTTGGAAAGAATGTGCTTATCAATAGTACGTTAAAGAGAGTAGAGAAGTTAGCTAAGACTCCGGCAGGTATTAAGAAACTAGCGGAGAAACATCAAGCAGAATTTGGTGTAGAGTTTCCAAAGCTCGTTAATTCTCTCCGCAACGGACAGATAGATGATAACGTTAAGTTACTTCTTTGGAATGAGTTAGCAAAGGCTCAACCTATTTCTTTGTCTGAAATGCCTTTAAAATATCTGCAGATGCCTAACGGTAAAGTGCTATATGCCCTTAAAACATTTGCAGCTAAACAACTTTCTAATACTCTTAGAAGAACAAGAGGTGAGTGGAAGAAAGGCAACAAGAAAGAAGCTGTAAAGAATACAGCAACGTGGCTCATGACAGTACCTACTGCTGGTGTTGGTGTCGATAAACTTAAAGACTATATAAGGTACGGGTCACAGGAAATGCCTTATGAAGCTAACGAAACAATGGCAGAGTTTGCGTTAGATCATGCAGATCATGCCCTTAAATTATTTGGTGCTTCTCAATACATGGTTGAAAAACTATCGGAAGGTGATATAAACGGGGCGTTAGGGGGAGCAAGATACTTCTTACCTGGTCTGTCTACCTTAGAGTCTGTTGTTGATGCGGGTATAACTGGGTTTACAAAAGGCACTGAAAAAATAGACAAGAGAGTATTAAAAGAAATACCTTTAGTAGGGCAGATGTACTACTACTGGCTTGGTGGTGGTATTGAAGAAGATTACGACAGAGCACTTAACAGAGAAATTAAAAGACGGAGTGAAAGATAAATGGCTACTTTAATGGAAAGACTCAAGCAATTAGGTATAGGTGTTAAAAGCCCAGAGCAATTAGCAAGAGAAAAAGATCCTGTGTATCAAAAGATTTCTAGGAGAGGACAACCAACTGCTGAAGATTATAGAATATCTAAAGCGTTAAGGGCTGGCTCTGCAACACCTTCTTTAAACGTACCTGAGAGAGAAATGAGAAGCAGGTTTCCTATTACAGGCACACAAGCACAAGCATCTCTTGAACCACCTCGTCCTCGATTTCCTATTCCAGGAACACAGGCGTTAGCTCCTATAGGTTTGTTTACTCAACGTGATACAAACCCTACAGTTCTTCCCCCTGTTGTCTCAGATGTTACTCCTGTTCCAGAACAAGACATGACAAATGTACCTGACTTAGACGCAATAGAAGAGCAAGAATTAATAGAGATGGGTGATCGCGCTACAGCAGCTATGAAAAGAGAAATGCTTGACGCTCGTGATGAAGCCAGGGCTGCTGCTTTTGGGAACATTAAAGATTCTATTGTTGATTCAATAATAGAAGCCAATCAATCTACCGCTATTTATGATTCTCTTGTGAGTGGTGCTAAAAGATTTGACAGAGGTTTTCAAAATGTCTTTGACGATATTGTTGACAATGTTGTTAACTTTGATCCAGCAGAAGAAGCAAGAAGAAAGTTAGATGAAGCTATAGCTCAAAAAGAACAGTATCAAGACAACCTTGTTAAAGAGCAACAACAACAACTAAATAATAAAATACTTGAGAACAGTAGACAATTAACTAATAATTTAATACAAGAACAAATAGATAAAAGCAAGGCACAAAGAGCATCGCAAGACCTGATGGACTTAGAAAATCAAGTACAAGCTGCTAATAATCAAATGGATAGAACAAACTATCTGTTAAGAGAAAGTGGTTTGTTTGGTCAAGGAATGGGTAACCCATCTTTTAATAATCCTATGCAACCTGTTATGCCTGGACAACAACCTTTTGATCCTGGTCTATCTATTAACTCTATGTACGAAAACCCTGAGTACTATCAAGCTGGTGTTGCATTAAGTAACGCATCAGCCGATCCTAACTCTCCGTTATATGATTCTCAATATGCTAATCGTCCTATTAGTTATTACAATGAACCTCAGTACCGACGAGAAGTTAAACGGTTATACGAATAACACAGGAGTAACGATGCCACAAATAGTAGATCCTCCCATAGAGATGTGGAACACCAACTACGGTCAGTTATCTAAACAAGGAAAATGGTTTGGAGGACAAGACGCGGTTGACGCCTACAAAGCAGACAATCCAAATGTTAAACTGACTTCAGCACAAGAGTATGTAATTTTTAATGAAGGTTACTTACCTGATCCTTATTACTTAAACAAAGAAGAGAAAGCAAAAGGTATTCTTACTCAAGGAGTAGGTCAGACTAAGAGAAAAGGTAAAGACTACATTGCGTTAGGATTTACTGCAGCTTATGATGATAGGATTGCAGACCTTAAACGTAAGATAGATGCTGACTTAATAGATGCTATTGAACAAAATGATCCTGAAAAGTTTTCTGCATTAGCTGACTTATCGTATCGAGGAGATGTTTATCCTAAATGGGGCGCTGATTATAGCGATGGTCGGCTAGACGATGCTTACAATGAATTCTGGAATAGAAAAAAATTTGGTGGTGCTGCTCTTGATAGGGTTGAAAAAAACTCAATGATCTTATTCGGTAAAGGTATACCCAAAGGTACTAAAACTTCTGACGGAAAGAAGTGGTAAATGGAAAACTTCATAGTCAACTTCTGGGAGATCATTTCAGGTCTCCTCATCGTAGTGTTCCTAGCAATAACTTGGAAAGCAGAAATTGGGGCACGCATCTCAGTGTTAGAAGAGAAAGTACGCGCCCTGTTTGAACTAATTAATAATAAGAAGGATTAAATCTCACACACTCCTGCTGTACAAGCCAGTGTCTGTACTCCCTCCACATTGTCATCAACCTCGATGAGACTGTCCCACTCAATACTCTTAGGCATCTTGTGCAACAGTTCTTTATACTCCTCCTCACTGCACTCTTCATAGGGTGCTTGTTTGTATGTCCCACCATCGTAGGGCAAGAAGCTAACACCACTAACATCATCGAAGTTCTTCCAAATCCATGAGCCTACCTCAACCCACTCATGCTCCTCAACAGAGATAGTGACTGAAGGCTTATGCTCACACCAGTGCTTCTGATACATCAACCACAAGTCTAAGTGTTGTATCGCTGTCAAGTCATCACGCAGTAGTGCATTGTCTGGTGACTTCTTGGGAAAGCTAAAGACAGTAGTAGATTCTGGTCGTAGCACACAGTCCTCAGACGGTATACCTTGCTCAGTCATGAACGTGGATAGAGGATCTTTCTTATCGCCTCGTACCCTGCGGATATAGTATTTACTGTGTCTCGTATGAATGCCACTGGCAGAGTCAACAAGCTGACTAACAGTGCCAGAAGGCTTAATACAAGTGATGGCAGCAGATACAGGGATATCAAGCTCAGTGGATAGCTGTAAGTTTGTAGCAACCGAAACATCTCTGAGTCCCTCAAGCATTGCTTTAGTTTGTTCACTGGTTTCTCCCATGAGTTTGTTGTCCAGGATACCAGTCAGTGACACACCGAGTAGTCTCTCAGCCTCAGTGTTGTTCTGCCACACCTTACGAAGATACGGGAAGTGAGTCATTGTAGACTGATACGTGCCTAAGATAGTAGCTAGTCTAACCTTACGTTCTAGGTCTTGCTTGGTATCTGTGTCTCGTACCACTACCTCAGACAAGTTACAGAACTGATAAGGTCTAAGGATAATCTCTGAGCATGGGTTAGTACCGAACTCGAAGTCTGTATCCCTGCGTCCATTCTTCTTAGCAGTAGCTACAGCAGCCTCACGATTAAAGATACCACGCTCACCACTATGACTGTGATATAAGCTAGTCCACTCGTTGAGGAACTGACCGACATCAGGCTTGGTAGCATACACAGCAGAGTTGTTAGCCAATGCACGTTGCGGATTAGCTTCCCACCATTGACCCACTTTAGCGTGACGCATCTTGTCATCTTCTAAGTCAGACAGTGAGATCATAGCTGAACGTCTAACACCACCCACTACTACAACCTCAGCTACCTTACACATGATGTCGTGACATTCTAATGTGTTTAGCTTACGTCCTACTGCACCTTGAAACTTCTTAATGACAAACTCAATCAACTCATTCAGTGGTGCTGGTCCACTAGCTCTACCGCCAAAGGTCTTGAGTCTAGCACCTGCTGGTCTTACCTTTCGTAAGTCCCACTTCGGTATCTCACCAGAGTACAGTAGTGCTATGACCTGACGTAATGCTTTAGCCCATCCTTCCTT